AATATGGACACAGGAATTCTTAAGGAGTGCAAGGAAGCATTCTTAAATGATATATTAAAGAAACTTAGTAAAGAAGAATTGAAACGCGTTTGTGTTTATGATGATGTTACCACTATGAATGGTGCTGCTGGAGTTAAGTTTTGCAATGCCATTAATCGTAATACCTCGGTTGGTGCTCCATTTAATAAATCAAAACGGCAATTTCTTGTTCCCATAGAGTGTGAACCTGGTCAAGAATGGGTTGAATACTCACCCGAGATTCAAGCACGGATTGACAAGGTTTACGAGGCTTATAATAATAATAAGCTATTTCACCCGCAATTCACCGCGCATCTCAAAGATGATCCACTCTCTAAGAAGAAAGCTAAAGCATTCAAGACACGAGTTTTTTGTGGCGCTGAAGGTGCCTGGGCCTTTGTTATGAGAAAATATTTTTTGAGTATAGTTGAATTAATTCAACGTAACAAGTACATTTTTGAGGCATGTCCAGGTACATCAGCTCAGAGTGCTGACTGGCACTGGATGTATAAGTTCCTCACCCACTTTGGTTTAGAATGGATGGTCGCTGGAGATTTCCGCCTTTTCGATAAGTCGATGCAAGCTCTTATTCTAAGATGCGCATTTGAGATATTGATTAGATTGGGTCAAGAAGCCGGTTTCTCGGATAAAGACGTACACATCATGCAGGGTCTAATGTTGGACACGATTCATGCCTTTGTTGACTTTAATGGGACTTTAATCCAATTTCTTGCCCTCAATCCATCTGGACATCCTCTCACGGTCATCATCAATGGCATAGTACACAGCATTTATATGCGATATTGCTTCGTTCGTCTCGCTCGAAAACATGCGCCAAATGTGTCAGTTTTTGACTTTCAAAAGTATGTACATCTACTGACCTATGGTGATGATGGAGTGATGGGAATCGATCCATCAGTGAAGTGGTTTAATCACACGAGTATCCAAGGTGAACTAGCAAATATTGGTGTCTCATATACGATGGCGGATAAGGAAAGTGAAAGTCGTCCATTTATTTCGATGGATGAAGTAACTTTTCTCAAACGTAGTTGGCGTTGGGAACCAGAGTTGGAAAGGTATGTGGGTCCACTAGAGGAAGAGTCGATTGGAAAATCTCTCCTTGTCTGGATAGCGAAGAAAACTACTAATCCTATTGAACGGGATCTTGATACAATGCGCCAGGCTCTTCGAGAGTATTTCTTTTATGGTAAAGAAATATTTGAAGCTAAGAGGAGGATGATGTCTGAAATAGTGAGTGAACACACTGAACAATATGGAAAGCAGGACATGAGGCGTTTGCTAGAGGTACAGCCTTTCCCTACATGGGAAGAACTTGTTAAGACATATTGGGAAGGTTCCAAATATATCAAGCCATATGTTGCTTAAGTGGCTTCGACCTGAGGAGGTCGTAAAATATACCGATCTGACCTGGGCTGGTCACTAAATAGCCCGAGTGGTTTCTAAACCTTGGGTGGAAAGGCTAGTCACCTCCCACCCAATATTAACTGACATTCGAATACTTTTACCAGGATTGGCTATCCGCGATTATCAAGCTATGTCGTGTGTGTGAACTAGATCGCACACCTGTCAATGATCCAGACGATCATTATCAACTCTTAGGCAGGGATGTTGATTATTTAGCCGAAATTAGATCTTTGAGTCCTCAGTCTGATGTGATTACTCCATCTACAACTCAAGAATCTAGCCAGAAGACACAAGAAGTGGTTCAGTTTTTGGATGAGACATCCGGATTAGAAGTTGGATTTGATCTACCTTATGACGGTGTTTCCGCCGTAGATCAATCAGCCAACGTTGATTTGGCAAAATTTTTGTCTCGTCCTGTTAGGATTGCAGGTTTCACCTGGAACGAATCAGATGCGGTTGGTACTACCACTAGTATTCGACCGTGGCACTTGTTCTTTAATGATACACGCATAAAATATAAATTGAACAATTTTTCATTTATGCAATGTAAATTGAAGATTAAGGTTATGATCAATGCCTCTCCATTTTATTATGGTGCTATGATCGGTTCCTATTTACCGAATCCCGGCTTAACCCCTTCTACAATTGTAAATGACTCTGGAACGAGGTGGTTTATACCACTCTCTCAACGTCCTCACATGTGGATTTATCCACAGGATTCGAAGGGAGATGAGATGACTCTACCCTTTGTGTATCAAAAGAACTTTTTGAATATACAAGAAGCGGATGATCTCACTGATATGGGCGAATTGAAATTCGTCAATTACACAACACTGCGAAGTGCAAATGGAGCTACTGGCGTTGGTGTATCTGTCCAAGTTTACGCATGGGCAGAAGACATAAAACTCTCTGGTGCCTCAGTTGGACTCGCTATGCAAAGTGATGAATATGGAAATGGCGTCATTTCTGCGCCCGCTTCAGCAATTGCTAGCGGGGCTAGATGGTTCGAAAATATTCCTGTCATTGGTAAGTTTGCTACTGCAACACGTATTGGTGCATCTGCCGTTTCGGCTATTGCTTCTTTATTTGGCTTTACCAATGTTCCTGTAATTTCAGACACCCAACCATATCGGCCATCCGCATTTCCACAGCTGGCTAGTTCAGATGTGGCATATCCCACGGAGAAACTTACTTTTGATCCAAAAAATGAATTGACAGTAGATCCATCTATACTTGGTTTACCTAGTACTGATGAATTGGTGATCTCTCACTTGGCTCAGAAAGAATCTTATTTATGCACCGCAACATGGACCAATGTCAATGCTGTGGATGATATACTTTTTACTGCACGTGTCAATCCATCATTATACGATAATGATGGTGGTACCCAGCAAAAAGTTTATCAAGTTCCCATGTGTTGGCTTACTCAATTGTTTAAAGGTTGGCGATCAGATATTATCTTTCGTTTCAAATTTATTACAACTCCATACCATAAGGGTCGTGTTCGTATTACGTATGATCCTAGTGGTTATGCTGGTCAAAACATTGTGAGTGACGCCACTTCTCAGACAGTGTGTCAAACTCAAATCGTGGATCTTGGTGAGGAATCGGATGTAGAGATCCGAATTCCATATCAACAAGCTACAGCTTTTATGCAATCGCGTGATGATCTTCGGGCCTCGGAGATTGGGTGGAGCACCTCTGCTTCACCTACTTTTCCTTATGATAGTATTTTTGATAATGGTACTATCATGATTCGGGTTCAAACGAAATTGACAGCTCCTGTGATCACTACCACAGTTCCAGTACTAGTTTTTGTACGAGCTGCAGAGAATTTTGAGATGGCCAATCCGACAGATTTGAAACCTAAAGCTGGTTCCCCATATTACTCATATCTTGTACCACAAGCTGATGTATATGGTGTTCCAAAAAATATGACAGCTGGTGATATTTCTCGACCCATTCCCAATAGATACTTGATCAATTATGGTGAATGTATCAAATCATTGAGGCAAGTTCTGCGTAGGCAGACGTTGTCCTCTTGTGATGTGTTTTTGACAGGTACATCCGATTATAATTACGGTAGGAAGCGCTTTACGCGATGGCCCCCATATTATGGTTTTGATGCTAACGGTTATCACACCGCTGTCACTATTGTATCGGGCGAGTTTGATGTTGGTTTTAATTTTGTTAAGATGACACCCTACAATTGGATTGCTCCTGCATTCCTTTGTCAAAGGGGTTCTATGCAATGGACCTTCAACCCCATTAATACCTTATTAGAGCACTTTCGAGTTTATAGGGATACAACACAATCTTCAGTTGTTGGATGGAGAGCTATTGGCTATGCCAAGAGCACACGATCCCAGGCATCAAAAGATTTAATTGATGAATTAGTTGGTGGTGCTTCGGGGCAAGCCTTGGTGAGTCAGCGTACATGCGCAGGAATTTCTGTGCAGTTGCCAAACTATACACGCTTTCGCTTCCAAACTACAAATCCATTGAATACCACGAATCCTTCTAATAAGGACGGATCGGATATTGATGCCTATTGTTACGATTTCGTATCGACTGGAAACAATGAACCCCAAATCGTGGAAGCCTATGAAGGAATTGGGACAGACTTTGGTCTGTACTATTTTATCAATGTTCCAACTTTATGGATTTACTCTACGAATCCAACTGCTGCTGGAACCTAGAGTAATTGACCTCAGATGTCGTTAAACTCATTGTGCAAGTCTTTGGACCCATAGTTAGCGGATTAATCCGCGAGTCATTATGACTTTATATGTACAGTTTTGTCTTTGTATGGATTTACATTTGAGAAAAGAAAAGAAAAATGGTTTTACACTTTTCCAG